TGGACTAAAAGGAATATTTAATGTATTCTTCGGAGACGGCACTTTAACTGATTTCATAAATAGCATAATAACGCTATCGTGGGGAATATTACAGTTGGCAGTAGGGCTATTAGTAACATTAGGAGGAGCGATAATCACTTTTGTTGCGGGAACGGCATTTGGATTATTTGCTACAGTAATAGAAAAAATATCAGATTTATCTAAGAAGGGTCAAATTGCTCTAGTCGCAGGTGCGATAATTGCAGTGGTGGCGTTCATATTAGGTGTTAAGGTTTGGTTAGTCGCTTTGATAGGTATTGCGGTATACAAAGTAGGTAGTATATTGTTACAAGATGGTGTAAAAGCACTAAAGGACGCTATTCTTAGAGTTAATATAATAAAGGGAACAGTTGATAAAATAAAAGGACTGGGTTCAAAAATTCAAGATAAAATTTCTAGCGGTATTAGTAAAAGTATGAAAGCAAGAGCAACTGGCGGAATAGTAGGAATAGGGGAAACTACACTTGTCGGAGAAAGAGGGCCGGAGTTAGTTAAATTACCTGCGGGTTCAAGAGTATTTACTAATGGACAAACTAAAGGTATGATGGGTTCTACTGTAAATAACTTCAATATAACTATTAATGCTAAGGATACATCAAGGGAAGAAATGAGAAAGGTTGCTGATGAAATAGGAAGAATGGTTAGCACTAAAATAAATAGGCGTTCTTCTTTTAGGAATTCTATATAGGTGATTAGATGTCAGATTATGTTTACTTAAAATTACAAAAATTCAGTGGTAGTGATTTAACGGTGGACACCATACCGCTAAAAATAACTTCTGCGGCTTTTAGTGTAGATAAAAACATACCAAATTTTACTATTCCTTTTGGCGGAATTGGATTAGGTCAGTCTAGAACAATTGCTCTAGATACTGGTAAAGCCGAGAGAAGATTGTCCTTGACAGGTTTTATTGTGGACGATACTCTGAAAAGAAGTCATACGAGAATAGACCCTAATGATAGTGCTTCTGCTGTTAAATCGTTAGAGTTTACAGCACAAGAGATTGCACAACTGATTGCTTCGGGTGTAGATGCTACAGGAATAAATGAATATCAGGCATTTCAAGAAATAACTATTCTAATGGACTCTAAGGTAGATAAGGATTACAATCAGAGAGCAAGCACAACCCAGATACCTTTTACCTTCAAGGCTAGAGGTGGGGCAGGAGAACTAGATAATCAAGGTGCTTTTTTGGCTAAGGACAATTTTCCCACTAGTCTTACAAGCACAGGGCTAAAGGGATTCGTATCTAGTTTTAGTTTTACTTTAGCGGCTGAAACAGTTGAAATTGAATTTAGTATGGAGTTTACTATTGCAGATGTATTGCCTTGAGGTGAATAGATGTATAATGTGTTCGTAGGAAAACAAAGAAGTTTGGTATTTCCTGTAATGTGTAATGGTTTTGCTACTATTGACTATGCCGAAAATATACCCGATGCTGGAACATCTAGCGATACTACTGATGATATTACTTATGGGATATGGGCGCATACTGGTTCATTTACAATAGAGGCAGTAGTGACACCCTACGATATAATGGGGGCAGGAACTAATGTTAGTGGTCAAGCGGCAGTTCCTAATAGATTAACCTCAAAAAAAATATTTCCTGCTCATTTAGTTACAGAAACCAACGATGCAGTTCTTCAAGGAGAAACATATCTAGATAAAACAGAAAGAGATACTCATGAAATGGCTCTTTTTCACAGCACTAATTTTTCTTTATTTCTAGTAAATGAAGCATTGAATTCGGATTTTACTGGGACACATCCTAATTCTACGACAGGTAGAACTAGGAATAATCCTGCTAGATACAAGATTATGGCTAAGATAAAAATAGGAAGTAACGCAGTTAGAACATTTACTAGCCCTGTTGTTATAGAACCAAATCGTTCTTCTTTTGTTAAATATTCTAGTGATGACGATTTAACTGGGTTAGTAAATGGTAGAACTGAATATATTAAAATCGGTGACGCTACTTCTATTGCGGCTAGTGGAGTAAACGACCCCGCTTTAGGCTTTGGTGGAACAGAACAGATAAACTTCTCTTCATTAGATAATACAGAAGTTTCTCTTGCTAGTGACGGCAAGACAGATATATTCATAAGGCAAAATTCACAATACATAAACATAGGATTTGTTGTTGCTAAAGGCACTACTAGGTTGAACTTTCCTAACAATAGCATTTCTTCGGAGAACGAAGCGATAATAAATGCAGGTTGTGAGGTATTTGTTAAGGGAAAGGCTGACCCTGCTTATGTGAATAATTCATTTCATATAGCCTGTTCATTTGATAATACTAGTAGAGAAGTTTCTATTTACTTAAACGGTTCTAGAATACTGAAAGAAACTCATCAAGATACTGGTGATTTTATCTTTGCTAGAGAGGATTTATTCTTAGGGGCTAATGGTCAAGGAAATACAGGAGCAGGTTCAGCAAGCACAAATAAACAATTTATGGGAGAGTTTCATGAGTTGTCAATAGTGAATAAAAGAAAAGATGTGTTCTCTACTTTAACTAATCTTACTCCGACTTATAGTGATGCTTTGGTGTATCTTAGATTCGAGGAGGTTGATGAGTAATGGCATTCAATACAGACCCAACTTCCGCAAAGGATGATGCACCTACTAATGTAAAGTTTCAAGAAACAAGTAGTGTAACAGATGGACATTTTATTTCTGTTATTGTTATGGCTGATGATAGCCTTAGCACTAGTATGACAATAGGTTCAGAACTAAGTAACGAGACTACAACAAAGGGCTTTAGAATAAAAAGTGAATCTACTTTAACATTTAATAATTTTGATACAGTAGATTACTTTGTATTAATTCATTCTGATGATGATAAGAAACACCATTTTGCTAAAGTAACTAATCTTATTGTTGAAGATAATGGTAATGGGACTAGCACCTGTGACGCGTTTGAATTTGAGCCAAAACTAGGAAATGAAATACCAAAAGGAACAAAATACAGAATCATTACTGGAATAAATGATACCAACAATAAAATTGTCGCTTTGTCGGTTGGGTTGAAACAAGATGCCTCTAGTGCTAATTTAAAAGATAACTTGGTTTGCGCTAGACCTTTATTCTATTTCTTTAATGAAAGGTTAGACAAAAAAAATGAACTAGACCACAACACTAAGTATTATGCTTTAGGAAAAACCGGAAGTTCTACCACTGTAACAATAGCACAACACGCTTCGGACGGCATAACTTTTAGAACGGTCTCGGACTTTGGTAAAAGAATAATTGACTATAGTAAATATTCTTTAGTAGTTAATATGACTGATAAACTTAGAACATTGGATATTGGAGCAGGTGGGAACACAACTTCTAATGAAGGGGGAACAGTATCTCTTGACTATAATGTGTATAAAGACTCTTACATAAACGCTAGAAGAAGTAGTGATAATTCTATAACAACTAGGGATACTCTAGGGCAGACTAGATACTTACATTACAGTCATTCTCCAGAAAAAAGTAATTTGGCTACAGCAGTGATAGAGAATGAAACCAGAGATTCTATTAATCAAGGTAGTTTTTCCGAAAGTAGAATAGTAGATAATGGTAGAATAATGAATAAAAAGATAAATGTCTTTGACCCATATAAGGTTAGAAATCTATTACATAGGGCTAATTTAGATGCCTTTGTAGACCTAAAAGCCTCTTTTGTTTCTGAAGCATCAGCAAATACCTTTAACATTAGAACAGAATACGATTTAGGAACGGTTCTTAATGTAGGAGATGAAGTAAAAATACAAGATAAAATAATGCTAGTTGCTAGTATTGGTTCTTTTACTAATCCGGCAACTCTACAAACTTTAACAGTTAGAGCAGAAAAAAGAACAGAGAATGCTCAATCATTTACTTCGTTAAGTTTTACTCCTACTGCTGATGATATTCTTTCGAGAAGGGCATATAATCCTACAGATAATACAATTATAACCACAATGAACTTAATCAATAGAACAGACAACTTAGAAATTGTATTTAATTCCACAAATGAAAATAAACTACTGGCTACAATTTCAGCAGTAGATAAGGATAAGTCTATGATGACTGTTTCTTATACAGGAGATAGTTACTATGCTAACCCCTTGGAGTTTATTAGGGGAGAATATACTGTATATTCTCTTAAGTTTGAAGGGGAGGTAGAACAAATAAATACTGTTAAAGAAGAATCTCAAACTTTTTTAGATATAAAGGGAAGAAACAAACTAAACAAGTTGTTATCTCCTATTATTAACAAAGATACTGCATTTAGTGAAGATATTATTTATTCTACTAATAGCCCAACTAATACTCTTGGAGATATTAAGTCTGGTAATACATACAGTATTGCTTTAGGTGCTACTCAAATAGACACTAATATCACAACTGGTTCGAGTAACTTTGACAATTATCCCGATGTAGGTTCTAAACTTTTTAGTGAAAAGGGATATATTGGAGAAGTTTTGTCGCATAGCACACACGGTTCATCAAAATTAAGACTAGTAATTAGCCCCTCTTTGATAACAACAAATTCCGAAGCATTGTTGATGGCAACAGAAAAAAATTATGTGTTCACTAAAGCATTGGGTTCATCAAACTTTGCTAGTTCTTCTCCTACTTCTTTGACAGGCTCAGCAGGTAAGGGATTAATTTTTACTGCGGGCAATACTATTGATTCTAGTGGGGCTGAAGTTTCCGCACTCACAAACACTAGTTCTAATTCTCATGAAAAAGCGATAGGTTATGAGATAAACTCTCCTAAGAATATAAAATCGGATAGTTCTTTTGAATGCTTATTAAAAGACGAGATTGGAGCAGGAACTAAATCAACCTTTGATACTGTTAATACTTTAATAGATTTTGAGGTCGTTTCTACTTCTAAAAAAGATAATGTTACACAGATAGAATTAGCACCATATATTCCAATTACATTAGGAAGGCAAATAGAATATGAAGGTAAAAAACAAGATAGAATAGAACAGACTATGCTTTTGGCTTGCACTGTTACAACTGGTCAAAACGCAAGAGTTCCTTTAATAGTTTCAACAAACCAAGCGACTGACTTTAGTAAAGTAAAGGTAGGAGAACCATTATTCCTAAGTAGAAGTGGGAGTAGTTTTGATGAGAGTTTTATAGGGTATGTATTAGATATAGAAATTCTTGAACAGAAGCAAGACCATATTACTACTGGCGACCCTGCTTCTAATACAACTACTGCTAAAATATTAGTTGATAGAACCCATACTAGCAGTAATTTAGAAATAGACTTAGATGTAGGAGATGAGATTTATGTTAGCCAAAGAGCAGGAAATCATCTAAATTTAATTAATTCAAGTCACTTATGGGGAGGAAAAATGGTTTCTATTCCTCACCAAAAAACTTCTACAAGTGGTCTTGTTCCCTTTAATGCTTACAGAAGTTCTACAACTGATTTTACTAGTGTATTTGGTAGTCCCTATTATAAAATTATAAATGCAGATTTATTTAGAATAGGAAATGAAAAATTCACATATAAACAAAATTTTTCAGGGTTTGATTTTGATTATTCGGGAAGATATGCGGGAAGAAAAAGCGAGGCTAATATTAATTTTACAGCATATAAATTCAAACCTAGAATAACAAGCACAGATTTAACTGTAGTTAAATCAGCCCAAGAGGGTTCTAATGAAGAACTAGCATATGACACTAGGGGTAACAAAGGAATTTATGGCTCAAGATTAACCTCAAGCCGTAGGTTTGATAGAGCAAACCGTTTATCCCAAATAAGCCATGATTTTAGATTTACTTCATCTGACCAAGTTCAGCACCATGAGTTTCAAAATGATGATGAATCATTTAATAGATTATTTATGTATGTTGTTTCTGATTTATTACCTTATTCGTCTTTAAGAACTGATAGTCTTTTTCATGTAGATGGAAGCGGGGTCGCCACTAAATCTTTAGGAGAATATAAACTCTTCTTATTAGAAAACAAAAAGAAAACCGATGACACTAATAATCTAAATATACAAGATGAAAACTATCAATCTCTTTCTTTTACTACGGATAAAGACATTACTGAATTGAAACAACTAGGTTTAATGAGATTAACAGAATGTGTCTATGATGAATATTTTAATTTGATTAATCCTGAAAAATCAACCGAAGAAATTTATTTCAATAATCCTTTACACTTTGGAGGGAACATATTTACTAGGACTATTAGCGACGAAAGCGGAACTGCTCTATTCGTAAAAGAAATAAATGCAACTACTATCAAATTTTGTGATTCCGGAGGAACTTTGAACAATGTTAGTTTAATAACGGGTGATGAAATATTTATAGGAGATAAATATGTTTGCACAATTGATGGAACAAGCACTGGAAATACGCATAATATTCTAACAAGCAGGGGGTCTTTTACTCCTAACATGGATAATACAACGGTTAGAGCCGCATTTAGATTAACCGACACTAGAAGTATAGGAATAGGAGGAAGAAAAAAAACTAATAGTATTTTTGGGACTTCACCTAGTAGTAGCGTTGCCGATGGAGGCTATCATCCTCTAAAGGGCGCAATTATACCTAAAACTTCTAACTATAATTATGGAGAGGCATCGGGAGATACTGCTAGAGTAGATAATAGCGGAACTGCTTTCAGTTTATTGACGGATAGCGAAGTGGTTTTACCTAGCATATTTACAGGAAATGGATTTTTAACTCATACTAATTTTGATAATCAAGAAGGCGCAACTAGCCATGTTATTGCTAAAATGTCTAGAAATACAGTAGGAATTAGTTACGCTAACAGAAACCCACACGGAGGAACAATAGGAGTTATATTAGATACCTATAACATAGAAAGCGATACTAATTTGTTAAAGGTGGGAGATAATACAGATGTTTTAGGAAGTCAGGGCGACCAAAGAGGAGGATTGTCTTTAGACCCTACAGGAAGTGAACCCGCTAGAGAAATAGTAACAGTTACTTCTGTTAATCACTATAAGCAACTACTTTCTCCTACTCAATCTAGTTCTTCTCATGATTACTCGGCAGATGCAGATAGAAAAAGCCCTGCTGATGGTGCATATCTAGGATTCAAATTAAGATTGTTTTCTACCTCTTGGACTAACACCTCAATATCTTCTTCTAATGGAACACTCTATCTTAATAATATAAGTCTAAATGGAGCAAATACTATTCTAAACTCTTGGTTAGAGTTAGTAGATTTAACGGGCTGTTATTTAGTCCCTGAAGCAGATAGTGGAACTCAAACTGCTAATGCTGTTGGAGGGGTGAATTTGGGACAAGGCCGCCATGCTGACCCTATTTATGTTTATTCTCACGAACCTCAAACTTTAGAATCAAGTGTTAATATAATAACTAGTGCTAGTTTAGTCAATAATAGAGCATATAGAATAATGCAACCTAATCAAGTTTGTTTATATGATTTCCACCCGAATGAAATACATTTGAATACATTAAGACCGGAATATACTAAAAAAGCAAACAGTAATGCAGTGTATAAAGTAACTGATAATAACTATTTTTTCTATGAAGGTAACAAGCCTCACTTTTCATCTAATGAAGCGGTATTGTCTATGTTTGTTGCTATAGATTTAGACAACAGAAGTGGTGGAGGAAACATAATTGTTCCAAAAGCAAATACGAATACTCTTTTACCAAATGATACCTATTCTATGTTTTTAAGTGATGGCGACACTTCATTAAAATCTAGTGTTTCTTCTACAATAACAGTGGATGAAAAACATGCAATATCGTTTAGTAATATAAAAAAACTAAAAGGGATAGTTTCTATTTCTGAAACTTTTGTAGTAGATTCATTAGAAGAATTAAAAATATCACCCAATAGAGCCTGCATTGGTTCTACCGTTACAATAGCAAATGAAGCGGAAGAGTTGCTTAACGAATTATTTGAAGAAGAAGGCCTAACATTTGATAATACAACTCCAACATATCCATTGTTTATTGCTCCTAAGTTTATAGGCAACTCTTTATTTTCAGCAATCAATTACATACTAGAAAGAAAAGACTTATCTTTAATAATCAATGAAAATTCTTTTAGCGTTAAATCTAGAGATGATGTTATCTTTAGAACTAATATTCTAGTGAACGATGATAAAATGGTGGACTACGAAACAGTTGATAGCGGTTTTGATTTCTACAACCAAGTTATTGTTTATGGTTCTTCTCATAAAGCAGATAGAAAGAACTTATCTAGCATACAAAAGGTTGGCAGAAAGACGCTTGAAGAAGTTGATTCTTCTTTGATTACACAGCAAGATGTAGATGAAAGAGCAAGTAGATTACTCAAAATACACGGAACTCTAGATAAAAAAATAAAGGTTAGAGTTATACCAACAGGACATGAACAACTAAGAGCAGGAGACATAATACAGTTTGAATCTAAACAAGAAAATGTGCCATTAGACAATTATATCGTATTAGATATTACTCATCCTATTAGTGGATTTATTACTATAGAAATGGGTAAGTATTCTAAAAAACTAGAAGATGTATTTGCTGAACTACTATTACAATCCCAGTCTAATTCTAATACCTTAAGGGCTTTATCTTACAATGAAAAGAGTTCGTCGGTAGACTTCTTAGAGAGGGTGAATTTGAAAGAAATGTCTTTGTTAATTAGGACTAGGGCATCAACAGGGTCTTTCCATCTAGGCTTTGCGGCAACACTAAATACGAACACCAATACATTTGGGTTTGCAGGTGGAACTATAACGCTCACTAATTTATTAGAGGAGGATTTACTATGATAACGGAAAAATTACAGGAAGAAGTAGCCGCACATATTAGAACTTTAATGCTAAAGGCAGATGTGGGACAGGGTGGTAATTCTACTAATCCGATAAGCGATACATTAGATGTGCCTCTAGGTCTAAACATTACGCCTACTACTAGTAGTTCAACTAGTAATGTGATAGAGGCCAAAATTTCCATTGCAGGGAGTTCTTTGAATGGTAATATAATAAGAGAAGTTGGTTTATTTAATCACGCTTCGGGAAATCAAAACATGATTCAAAGAATTAACTTTGATGCAATTGGCCCGATTGCTAATGATGCTACATTAGAAATTTTTATTATTATGGAGGTAGAGTAGAATGGTAAGTAATCCACATTTTTATGGCCAAAGCACAACAGGAACACCTAATCAAATAGAGGATGGAGTAGACTTTCCACATACAGGAATTATCAAAGCACTTGCAGATGGCTTAGGTCAAAACTATGCAATTAGTGGCTTTGATATTACTTTTGATGATGCTACACAAATAGATGTTGGAACAGGAGTTATTTTTAGAGATGGAAAAAGACATGAAATTTCAGCAGGAAATAACTTGGCTTTAGGAAGAACTACTGCTAGTGAGAACTCTTATCATTTAGTCGTTGTTGATAAAGATAATGATATTGCCATTAGGAGTCCTAGTGCGAAAGATAAAGTTGCTGATTATACAGTAAGGACTCTTACTAGTGGCACTACAACAGCACATAAACAAGGAGATACTATTGTTGCAGTAGTAACTCATAATGGTAGTAATCCTGCTCCTGTTCAATACTTAACAGTTGATAAGGCGGAGAACTCGTTATCTATTGGTTATAGTAATAGCGGAACATATGCCGAAGGCTTAACAATAGATACTGATGCCGGAGATACTACAATAGAAAACAAAGTATCCGATAAAGATATTATTTTCAAAGTAAATGATGGAGGAACACCTACCGAAGTAATGAGAATTGATGGTTCTACATCAAGGATTGGAATTGGTGAAACTGCCCCCGATTCGATGCTACATCTAAAGTCTGCTAGTGCCACATCTCCTACTATTAAAATAGAAAATACTGGAACTGACGCAAGCGAAGCAGAAATAATTTTTCAAAGAACGGGAACTGCGGCACAATCTCAAGATATAGGACATATTAAATTTAAGGCTTTAGATGATGGAGGGGCTACACATTTATATGCTAGCCTATTTGCAGATGCTCAGGACGAAACAGCAGGAACAGAAGATGGAAGATTATTATTTACTGTTGCTAAAGGGGGAACAGATAATGTTGAAATTTTACGACTAAGTGGCTCGGAAGGATTTGTTTTTAATGATGCTTCAAATGATTTGAATTTTAGAATTGAATCTAACGGTAATGCTAATATTTTATTTGTAGATGGAGGTAATGATAATGTTGGTATTGGGACTAACACTAATGATGCTAATGCAATATTAACAGTAGAAGGTGCAATATCTTTAGATGAAATATCAGCCCCTAGTAATACTGCTGATAGAGGACAATTATACACTAATGCTGATAATCATTTACATTTTATTAATGGCGCAGGAACGGATGTAAAAGTTACAGAAGAAGTTTTTATTGTGGCTTTGTCGGATGAAACTACTGATTTAACTACGGGAACTGGTAAAGCGAGTTTTCACATGCCGTTTGCTATGACTTTAACAGGAGTAAAGGCAAACTGCACAACTGCCCCCGCAGGGGCTACCATTATTGTAGATATTAACGAAGCAGGTTCTACAATACTAAGCACTAAATTATCTATTGATGCAAGTGAAACTACTTCTGCCACTGCCGCTAGTGCCGCAGTAATCAGCGATACCGCTTTGGCTGACGATGCTTTGATTACTTTTGATATAGACCAAGTAGGTTCTTCAACTGCTGGTAAAGGATTAAAAGTCACGCTATATGGTTATAGGGCGTGATATTATCCCTATTCATATTATTAACACTTATACACAATTTCCTGCTACTGGAGGTGGAGGCGTAACTCCTGCTATCACAATAGCAACTGCGGCTACAGGTAATTTCAATAATGCTGTTAAGTTTGGAGTCTTTAATGAAAACACTCTTGCCTTTGATGGAACTTCAACAGGTATTTTTGATGGCTCAACTTCAACATTTGGAACTGCATCTTCTCCAACAAGAACAACTCAAAATCAAAACATTTCCGCTACCGACTTAAGAGATAATGCTTATTTTAACGGAACTGGCTCTTTACAAGCATCCGAGGCTCGTTTTGCGATTGGGTGTGTTATTAGACACAATGGCCTTAGTATTAGTAATCCTCAAGTTAGAGTTAATGCGGTTAGTAATGGTCTAGTTTCATCATCGGTGAGTAATTCTCAAGTCGTCATGGTTCAAAATGTGCTTACTAATGCTAACCAAGTGGATTCGACTACATTCAACACAGGGCTTAGTTCGACGGCTCACGGAATGTTTGATTTGAATAACCCTTTTGGAACTGCTAATCATTATGTTCCTAGATTAGAACTAGTAGGTAAAAGTGGTAATGTTCCACAAGCGGGAGATACTTTTACTATTAGAATAGATGCAAGCGCAACAGTTGATGGAGTGGCTTGCACCGCAACACACGATTTAACAATTACACTCACATGATATTATATGATTTTAAATTATATTTTGTGCCAACTCTTTGTGTTTTTTCTAGTTGGTTTTATTTTAGGCTTTGTTACTATTTACTTAACTTACGATAAAAAAGAAGATATAGGATTTATCATACTAAATGAAAAAGATTAATTTTGTAGGCTCACTTTTTCTTAATCTAAAAATTGGTGATTTTTAAAAAACCAAAAAAAAGGGCGATAGAGGAGATTTTTATTTCTCCTCTACCGCCTAGTCTTAGCAGACCAAACAACAAAACAATGCCTACATTCCCATAAATTAACTTGCTCATCTGAGCCTAAATAGAATCCTCTGATTCTTCTAGGTATTGTTAATTCATTACAGTATCTACAAACTTCTTTTAATGCCATCACTTAACGCCTTTATCTTCTCGCATCAAACGCCTCATGTAATCTTCTACGCTTTGGTCGGTGATGTTAGAACCACCAAAAGCGGCGAAGAACAGAAGCATAAGAACGATTAGAAAGGCAATAAGGCCGAACCAATCCCAACCATCCATTACCAATTCACCTCCAGTTCTTTATGTTCTCCTTTATCTATTGAGAATGCTTTTACTTTTCCTTGGCTCTTACCTATCTGCCATAGGTCATAAACTAATTGAGTATCTTTCATACAATACTCTACTACTTCATCATACTGACCCATTTTCCACAACTTGGGAGCATCAGCACTATCCATAAGTTTAGCGTCGTTCATTGTGCATTTTACTAAATTCTTCAACTGGAATCTTTCTTTATGTTCCTTTAGAAGTATTTTGGAAGTGTCTATATATTGATTGTTTTTAATATATTTATTAATACAATATATGTCCATAGAGTCTCTAAGAATAGGTAGGTCAAATGCCGCTATATTATGTCCTAGTAGTTTGACTCCCTTTTCAAAATTGTCATCTAAATCATATTTCAACTCTCTAAGAGATTTTATAATATGACCTGACTTAGCGAAAGAATCAACCTTTTCATCAACATAAACAGTTCCAGTATTTCCATCCCAAGTGGCAACAGTAGATACTTGAAACATATGGGTATTTGAGAATCCCCCTATTTCATAAGACATATTTTTTGTTTCTATGTCAAGTGCTAAGACTGACATTCTATCACTTACCATCAGCAGACCAAAGTTTAGCAATCTTTTGTTCTTCCTTATCTTCTTTAGGTTCTTCATCTCCGACCTTTCTTTTTAGAAAGGCTACTATTTGATTACCTGCAACAAGAAGCATTGAACACAATTCCCAACCCTCTTTACCATAATTATCTAGAGATTCAATTATAACTTTCGGCCCTTTACTAACTTCAAACACTAAAAATGTATTTTCCCACATCATTCTTCATCACCTGTTTTCTTTATTCTTATGTAGAAACTTCTTCCTTCTTTGATTTCTTCAAAATAACCTTTGCCGTATTTGTTGTAAACTTCATATGTTTGTGACCTTGATAATTTTAATTTATTTCTAGCCTCTAACATATACATTTTCTTGTTTACATAGCCTTTATCATCTTTCTTCATGCCCTCATATGCTTCTGTAAACATTGTTTTGTAGTTCTCTCCTGCTTTTGCTGATACCGGCTTCTTACTTCTTAGGCTTCGTTCCAACCACTCTAACAATGTCTTATAACATTGTCGCACAATTAGCCCTGCTGAACGAACATTATCTCCAGTAACCTTGAACCTATCTTCTTCTTTTCTCTCTAATGTTTCTGCTATGCAACATAGCGTAGACACTTTCATCAAAGTTACCATTATTCTAGATAGGAAAGTAGATGCTAACTTAGTTACTTTCTCCGGAACTCCTCGCATTTCACCTAGCAACTGTCTATATGCTTCCATCAAACTAGAACGATATTCATCAGTGTATTCAATTGTCAAAAGGGGATTGCCACCGTTTTGATAGTATTTCTTTCTAAGTTCCTTGTAAATCTCAAACATTTCATCAGAAAATGTTTCTACAGGAGTATCTACATCTTCAATTGTTCCGGACTTTGCATACTGCTTAAGTCGCATTTCATGTTGTTTGTATGCAGGAACTTCCCAAATATACAGAAGCATTCTTTGAAGAACACCCTTTTCCGCCATGACTTGATTTATATTATTAGGAGGATAAGTGGTAGCAAAGACTGACCTCATAGCATAACAATTCATTATTCTGCCTTCTTGTGAATCTAGGGCTTTACTGATTATCCAAGACTTACCTGCCAGTGAGTTCATAAGAGTGTTTAGATACACGATTGAATTTTCTTTATGTTGTGATTGCTTAAATATACCTGAATATTCAAACTCGTCCCAATGGGCTAATCCCATTCCTTCTAATACTCCGGCTCTGCGCTTAAACTCCTTTTCTCCCTCTTCTGTCATGTGTTGGTCAAACTTACCAATTAGAGAAGAATCGGTGTAATCTATAACACTGAAAGTATTGAACTTAATAGGAAATCCATCGTTATCCATTAGAGGTAAACCGTTTGGATGTGCTTCATCAAATCTCTTACCTCCTACTTTAGTATCAGGGTCTATAAATGGAGGGTGTGTTCCTTCTTGATTTATCTTATCAAAGACAGCATCCGAAACTCCTTCTACAAAATTCCATAGTGTAGACTTTCCAGTTCCGGAGGTTTGAACCCAACAAAAGTGAACTCTAACATCTTCATGGTTTCTACCGTTTGGAATATGCACAAAGTCTTTGCATATATTTCCTAATATAGTAAAATAACTTATGCTTGCAGGTATAGCATTGTAGTGAGAAACTTCTTCTGCTGACTTAACATAATCTAACACTACTTTAGGCAGAGATTCTTTGTAGACTTTCTCGCTTTCTACAAGAGCATTATCATACTCTTTGAAGTCGTCTATGTCCTCATATAATTCTTGATATCCTTGTATTTCATATTCTTCATTTTCATTCATATTTTCACCTTATCTTCGGAGTTTAAAGTGGAGAGTATTCTTTTGGAAAGGGTATCTCCGAACCCTTCTAATTTGCATAGTTCTCTTACTGAACATTCACCTATTTCCATTATTGAACCGAAGTTTTTAATCAATAGTTTTGCTTTTTTAATCGACACCCCTTTTATGCTAGTTAGTAAATCTAGTCGTAGGTCGTCGGTTGATAATCTTTTATGCACTTGTGGTTGTATCGTATCTCTTGATACTGGTTTTATCTTGCTAACAGAAGTAATAATAAGGGCGGCTTCTTCTTCAGATTTTACCCAAATAGGTTTAACATCTGTGTCTAATATAATTCTAGATAGACCTCCTAGAAACTTATTGTGAAATAATTTTATTCTTCCTTGTATCGGTAACTTACTTTTACTATTTTCTATTACCTTCATTATTGCCTTATCTAAATCACCATAGATTAGTAATATATTATTTTTATAGCATCTATCCATATTGTCTAGTTGAGTCCACATTCTTTTACTAAGAACTGAACCTAGAAAATCTACTGCTGATTTAGCCTCAAAGCATACATCATCATAAACATAATCACCTATTTCTATCCATTTAATATCAGTTTTAATATTAAGTGACTTAGCCTTCTTTTTAACTAAGTCTGCAAGCAGAGATTTTTCTCTAGAGTCAATCACTAGCACTAGAATACCTCCAACACTTTCCTATACACAATCCTTCGTTAATTAACTTATCACAGTGGGGGGTGTTGTAGTTTCCATAAACAGTAAACTTGGCATGATTTTTGGTGGTAATTTTATCCCAATCTAGCCATACATCTTGAGAAGAAGCAAAGACTCTTTCCAGTTCATCTACTATTAGATTCAGAGTATCTTCTTTATCTTTCATCGTTCTCAAATCTTGATAACCGGATATCAAATCTCTATACCAAGATACTAGATATGCTCTAGATAAATGGGATGGATTCTCTGTCATTATTGCATTATACAAACAAGGCAATATAGGCATTGAGCCTATCGTTTTAGGAACATTTACTTCACCTTCAATCTCTCTCAAAGGGGGAGATATAGGAAATATTATTTTTCTGCTTCCGTTTATTTTTTTGGCAGGACTTCTAGGTTTGGTAGCAAGGTTTAGTATCTCTTCTATAGATAGGTCTAAATCATCTTCGCATAAAGGAATACAGAATAACATTTCTCCTCTGCTGTTAGTCGCTGACATATTTACTGTATTTGGCATTCTTCTAAGTCTAGTAGTTTGCCCTACTCTATCATCGAGTGTTGTATTATACCCTCTGATACTTTCTAGATAGTTCTTAGCCTTTCTAAAATAGAACTGAATATTTCTTATGGTATCGGTTGGCTCACCATGCACAAATAGATGAAAACCTCTACCAGAGAAAAATAAGTTATAGTTTGCATCTCTTAGAAAAGAAATCATACATTTGGTATCTTCCCACGCTTCAGAAAGTTCATCTTCATGTGCATCAAAATCAAAGAATATTCTATTTAGCACTACAGAAGAATCAACCTTAGCAGTTTCGCTAAACTCTTCAAAGTCATACACTGTAGTATATACATTGGCTTTGCCGTTGTGTGATGCGACAAACTTTTGAAATTGTCTTTTATTCTTTACTATTATTCTTTTCATTTGTGGTGCGTTTTTTATGTGACTTCCCGCCCACATCTCTCTCGGAAACTTCATTTTTATTACCTCCAAAATTCACTGTTGCTTGATTAAGCATTATTCTTATTTTTTCCGCTACTTCTACCTTTACGCTGATTAAAGTTAATTCTGATATTACCTGTTCTATCGGAATACCTACATGGTCGTCCTTTATTCTTAGTTCTTTGATAAGTTCAAATCTTTCTTTCAAAGATATTTCACTTACTATTTCATTTGATAGGGAGTCAATAGTAGAGTGAAGTTGTGCAATCTCTTGAAAAGTCCACTCTCTAGACAATACTTTGTTTTGAATTAGTTTATCCATATTATTCATTCAGTCACCTTCTTGAATACCACCAAATAGGGGTCTTTATGTTTCATAAGTAATACAGTATGCTCACAATCTTCGCCATCAATCTTTTGAGTTTTGACCCAATCGCTAACCTCTCCGTATAGTTTCATAGTGCAACCTTTCTTCGTTGGTGATAATCTTATTCTAGCAAACTTATCTCCACTAGGAGAAGCATCATACTCAACATCAACAATACCATTATCAAATTCTAACTTCATGCTATCCAACTCTCCATGTTACCTTCACAAATACCAAAGTAACTACAATGAGCGCAGGTCTTGTAGAAATATTTTGTAGAGAAATGGTCTTGTTCATAAGCGTGTATTAGCCTAGCAAGATTATTCTTTACTGATGTCATGCTTCGCTTTTTTATAGGTTCTACTTGAACATGGTTAGATACAGGGTAATACCAACCCCAATGAGAAATCTCCATGTCCCTATTTAGACCATATTTCTCTAATACAGCATCACTAGCACTTTCTAAAAGTAATTGATAGAAAGCCATTTCCTTACGCATGTTAGTTGCTTTGTAGTCCTTCCATCCACCGGTCTTGTATTCAAAGAGTATAATCTTATTATCTTCTACAAATATTCTATCAATGATACCTTGAATATGTATTACATAGTCCCTACTTAGTGGAAACTTTTCATTCCAGTCCGCTTCTACTGTTATTTCAGCATCAAATAAACCTTCATTTACCGCAGGTAGATACTCATGCACTTTATTTTCTTTCTTAGCATCAATGAATCGTTGT